CGGTCATCCGCCGCGCTGCCCAGCGCAAGGGCGAGGCATGGCTTGATAAGGCCATGCAGGACCACCGCATCCTGGCGCCACTTCCCCACTGGGCACAAAAGTTGCCCAGGGGTGTGCGCATCCTACGCACGCCTTCACAGCTTGCCCGCGAGGGCAGGGAGATGAGCCACTGCGTTGGCGGTTACGCCCAGGCAGTGGAGCGTGGCCAGTGCCATATACTGGCCATTTCCACCAGGCACGGGCGGAGTACTGTTGAGCTGTCCCCGCACAACCTAACGGTTGTCCAGCACCGGGGGCCGAACAATGCGTCTCCGCCACGGCGCAACGAAGCGCTATTGCGCGCCTTCTTGGCGCGCGTTAACCGGCAAGAAAGGAGGTGATCCATGACTATGCGCATCAAAACTGCCGCCCGCATGGCGTGGGCAGCTTATGCCCAGCGTCGCTGGGCCGTCGTCATTGACGGCCTGATAATGGCGGGGGGGCTCATAACGCTCTTGTGGTGGGCGTTATGAGACGGTGTGCTCACCGCATAACCGTCCGCCACAACGCGTCTCACGCTGTTGTGGCGTCTGCAGAAAGGCTACCAGACGGTAGCCTCAAGCTCCGTGGGGTTGGCCCTCTGGACGGCCCAATGCCGGAGGTGGGCCATCTCGTGGGGCAGCGCTTCCCGGACCTATCCGCCCTTCGCCGGGCGCTTGTCGCCGCCATGCGCGGCGATGTTGGGGGCACCCTTGACAACGTGCTGTTGTCGAGGTGGGCCTACGACACCTGGATCGACCGGGCCTCACAGGCCGCCCAATCTCTCAAGGGGGCTGGGGTCGATCCAGAGACCATCCCAGATGAGATGGCCAAGCCGTTGCCGGACGGCAGCCTGCTCATCTGGGTAGACGTGCCAAACCACGAGCGCGTAGAGCTTGTGGTGCCAAAAGGGCACTGGACGTGGCGCAAGCGGCCACATTAACCATAGACCATAGGAGACCAAGCATGAACGATACTATCCTCCCAGTCGACATCGCCGCGATGTCCGTCGGCCAGCTGGCCGCGCTGCCGCCTGCCCAGAAGGCGGAGATCAGCCGCAACCTCGACGAAGCCCTCGACTGGCTCAAGAAGGCGCGCGCCAAGTTCGATGCTGCGCTGGAGACCGCCTACGGCGAGCAAGCCCACGCCGCACGCCTCGAGGCAGGCAAGGACTTTGGCGTCGTGCACCTGGCCGATGGTCCGGTGCGCGTGACGATTGACACGCCAAAGCGCGTGTCATGGGACCAACAACAGTTGGCCGCCATCGCCAAGCGCATCGCGGCGGCGGGTGAGCGCGTCGAGGACTATCTCGATGTCGAGTACAGCGTGCCAGAGTCACGGTACAACAATTGGCCTCCGGTACTGCGCGAGCAGTTTGCAGCCGCCCGTACCGTCAAGCCAGGCAAAACAACGTTCCGCCTGGCGTTACTATCTGAGGAGGCATAACAATGGCCCTCCCAATCATTACCGCAGACCAGCGGCTGCGTGAAAAGAAAGGCGTGAAGCTCGTGCTGCTTGGCAAGAGCGGCATCGGCAAGACCAGCCAACTCAAGACCCTGCCTGAAGCCTCGACCCTGTTCGTCGATTTGGAGGCCGGCGACTTGGCTGTCCGGGACTGGCGCGGCGACTGCGTACGACCGGCGACATGGCCGGAGTTCCGCGACTTAGCCGTTTTTTTGGCCGGCCCGAACCCGGCGTTGCCGCCCGAGTTGCCGTACTCTGAGGCGCACTACAAGCACGTGTGTGAGCGTTATGGTGACCCAAGCCAGCTCGCAAAGTACGACACCTACTTTGTCGACAGCATCACTGTGCTCGCGCGCCTGGCGCTCGTCTGGGCCAAGACACAGCCGCAGGCCTACAGCGAGCGCACCGGCAAGCCGGACCTGCGCGGGGCCTACGGTCTGCTCGGCACCGAGCTCATCAACGCGCTAACCCACTTGCAGCACGCGCGCGGTAAAAACGTCGTGTACGTTGCCATCTTGGAGGAGCGCACAGATGACTTCGGACGCCGCGTCTTTGTGCCGCAGATCGAGGGCGCCAAGACCGCCGCGGAACTGCCCGGCATCGTCGACGAGGTGGTCACCTTGGCCGAGATCAAGGCCGAGGACGGCTCGTCCTACCGCGCCTTCGTCTGCCACACGCTGAACCCCTACGGCTACCCGGCCAAAGACCGCTCCGGCCAGCTTGATCTGCTGGAGCCGCCCGATCTAGGTGCGCTGATCGCGAAATGCTCAGCGGCTACACGTTAACCTTAACAGGAGCAAGCAATGAGCAACTGGAACGATTTCAACGACGCAGAACAGCAAAACCAAAACGAGCTGATCCCAGACGGCACCGTCGCCAAAGTGCGCATGATGATTAGGCCTGGCGGTTACGATGACCCGGCACAGGGGTGGACCGGCGGATGGGCAACGCAAAACCCAAACACTGGGAGCGTATATCTATCATGCGAGTACACAATCGTGGAGGGCAAATACGCCCGCCGCAAAGTGTGGTCACTGATTGGTCTGCACAGCCCGCGTGGGCCTAAGTGGGCCAACATGGGGCGAAGCCTTATCAGGGCAATACTCAACAGCGCGCGCGGCGTGCACCCTCAAGACAACAGCCCGCAAGCCGCCGCGGCGCGGCGTATTGGCAGCTTTGCCGACTTGGACGGGCTCGAGTTTGCCGCCCGCATCGACATCGAGCAGCCCAATCAGGGCGAGCCGCGCAATGTGATAAGGGCGGCTATTGAGCCCGGGCATCCGGATTATGCGCGCATAATGGGCGCGCAAATGTCTGCCCCAACCCCAACCACTCAATCGGCACCCACAACCCAACGGATAAGCAAGCCAGCCTGGGCGCAGTAAAGTGCGCTGCTGGATATGCGGTAGGCAAGCCAGAGGGTACAGACACCTGGACACCAGGTATCCGGTGTCTGACCCGAGGCACTACCCAACAAACTGGGTGTTTTGCTCGCGCCGGTGCCTACAAGCGTTTAGTGTCCTCTACAACAATTGGCGCCGAGCGCGCGAAAACGGCATAACGGGGGTAAACATGACCAACCTATCTGACGCAGAGCGCGCTGCCATGCGCAAGTGTCTTAAGGCGTTTGGCAGCGCGGCAGAAAGCATCGGCTACGACAAGCCGCTTGGGACTTACACAGAGGCCGAGGCGCTGCAAGTGATCGAGGCCATCGTCGCCTGTTACACGACCGCGATGGTCGAGTATCACGAGGCGGCAAAATATCCGCCGGTGCGCGGCATCAAGCCATCGGTATCTGATCCATTCGGCGGCCTCGAAGACGACATACCGTTCTGACGGCGGCGTCATGATGATGGACTACAACACCACTGCGAGCCTATCAGATCAGATCACAGCGCTGATCGACGCGGGGATGCGGCAGACGTATGCGACACGGGGACAACGCACGTACCTTGGCGCGTCGCGCATTGGTGTGGCCTGCGAGCGCGCGCTGCAATACGAGGTCGCCGACGCCCCGGTCGATCCGGGTCGCGAGACCGACGGTCGCATGCTGCGCGTCTTCGAGCGCGGCCACGTCATCGAGGACTGCATGGTCGGATGGCTGCGCGCGGCGGGCTTCGATCTGCGCACGCGCGACGACGCGGGCGAGCAGTTCGGCTTCTCGGCGCTGGGCGGGCGCCTACAGGGCCACATTGACGGCGTGCTCGTTGCCGGGCCTAACCTCGGCTTTGGTAGCGGCTATCCGGCGCTGTGGGAGTGCAAGTGCCTCGGCGCTAAGGCTTGGCGCGACCTCGTAAAGCACCGGCTAGCCGTCGCTAAACCAATATACGCCGCGCAAATCGCACTCTATCAGGCCTACCTGGAGTTGCATGAGCATCCGGCGCTGCTAACGGCGATAAACGCCGACACAATGGAGGTGTACGCTGAGTTAGTGCCGTTTGACGCGACGCTGGCGCAGCGCATGTCTGACCGGGCCGTGAAGGTCATCATGGCCACCGAGGCGGGCGAACTGCTGCCGCGCTCATATACGGACCCGACCAACATCGAGTGCCGGATGTGTCAGTGGCAAGATCGTTGCTGGAGACAACCATGACAATCGATTTTGGCGCCGCCGCACCAAAACCAGATCAAGACCGACGTGATGCCGTGCGCGCGGCCCTGCATGCAAGACTGGAGTCGGTGCTGACCACGTTGTACCCTGCCGGCAGAGCACGGCGCGGCAAATACTACATCGGCAATGTGCATGGCGACCATGGCGAAAGCCTAGAGGTCGTGCTAGATGGCGACAAAGCAGGCCTGTGGATCGATCGTGCAACTGGCGAGGGTGGAGATATATTTGGCCTCATAGCCGCCAGATACGGCTTGGATGCGAAGAGCGATTTTGCACGCGTCCTGGACATGGCAGACCAGATTGTGGGCCATACGCCGGTAGACCATAGCCGCAAGACCGCCAAGATAGTGCACATCGATGACCTTGGCCCAGCGACTGGGAAATGGGACTACCTGGACGCGGACGGCAAGCTGATCGCTGTCGTCTACCGCTACGACCCGCCCGGTCGGCGCAAAGAGTACAGACCATGGGACGCGCGCCGGCGCAAAATGGCGCCGCCAGAGCCTCGCC